TCCTCTGTAGCTTCTGATTGTTTTTGCAATCCCTTGATATAATTTCTGGTAATGGCATCGGCTTGCTGTTGAGCTTTTATAGATTTAATAAGATTATTTCTTGCTATAATCTCCTTTTCTTGAGCCTCAATTACTTGCTTCGTTATTTCTGACTGCTTATCAGCAGCCTCGACTGTATTTGCAAGTTCAGAATTAAGACCCTTTGTTTCGAGATCCTGTAATTCAGTATTTAATGAATTAATAGTTTGTTGTATTGCTTTACTTTCGTCACTAAATACAGAAATACCAACCTGACTTGCTTTTAATCTTTCTATTTCTGCTTTTTTTGATGCTATTATCGACTGTCTATAAACAGCTAAAGATCTCGCAACTTTGCTAGTCGGATCTTTAAGTTGCTCTCCAAAATCTCCAGATTCAACAGCCTTTTGAGCAAAAAAATCAAAACTTTCTTTAGCCTTTTTCTCAAAACTTTTTAGTTCTTCTCCTGAAGCCTTTACATTCCTAAGAGCCTGCTCGGTAGCGGCTCTAGCGCCAGGGGGCACTAATTCTCCAACAGACTCTTCTGAACTAGCGAGAAGTTTATTAAGACTGACCCCTGTTGCTTCACTTACTTCTTTTAACTTATTAAAACCATCTTCGGAAGCCTTCGTTGCAAGATTAGGAACGCCTGAAGACTCTAATGTTTTCAACCTTCCTGTTTGTTTTTCTTCTTCGGTAAGAAATTTATTTTCGTTTATTTTATCAAAAGTTTTCTTTAACTGAGCAGAACTGCTTGCTAAAGCTATAAAACTATCAACGGTATTTCCAATTTCTACAACTTTCGGTCCTAGTTGTGGAAAAACTTTTAAAAGACCATCAACAGCACTACCTACCAAACTAAAACCAGTAAATGCAAAAACTACAGCATCTATTAGTCCAAGCAATGGATTAGTAAGCGTAAACAATAAAGAAGCCCAACCTTTCAAAGACGTATTGGCAGATTCTATATTTTTTGCTTGCTGCTTTTCAAGACTTGCCCTTAATGTACCAGCAGATCCTAATTGCCCAAACTCTCTTAATTGCTTGGCGGCACTAGATGCAGATTTTCCAAACTCTTTTGCTTCTTCGGCAGACTTTTTCGCTGCGAATCTCCATATCTGGAAAGCAGCAACCGCGATAAGAATTACGGCGGCCAGCGCGATCATTGGTCCTGCCGCCGCCAAACTTGCCGCAGCTTCGGTCCCATCCGCAGCAGCAGATGCATTAGAAGCCGCAATTTGACGACCTTGAGCGATTGCCAGAAGTTTAGAATTTTGGGCTGCAAGCAGAGCTTGAGAACCAAGGTCTGCTAGTACACCACCTATACCAGCAATTGCGGCAGTTTCTGCAATAGTTTGATTGGCAGCCCTTTCAGTAGCCTCGTTGAGTCCAGCCATTTGAACTGCGGTTGTTCCAACTATGCTTGCAAAAAAAGCAACTTGTTGTAAAGACTGTCCAATCCCCTGTAGTCCAGCAGCAGCTCCACCTCGTCCGCCACCGCCACCGCCCTTTTGTCTCTCAGCAGCTTGTTTCTGTATAGTTTTTGTTAATGCTTTGTCAACCTTTTCTCTTGCTTTCGCAACAGTTAAGCCTTTTTTAAGTTGATTATTAAAAGCTTTTGTGGCCTTTTCTACATTTTTTTGAGTATTACCTGCTGCTTTTAATCTGTCTTCATATTTTTTAGTTTCTGCTTCGATTGCTTTTAGACTTTGTAGAAGTCCAAGTCCAGCACTACTACCACCCGGAAGTCCAGTTGCTCCAGCACCCGCTGTACCATTTGCATATCTTCTAAATCCAACCGTGCCGCCACTATTAAAACCCTGAACACCCTGTTTGTTCATTCGGTTCAAATTGCCATAACCAATACTTTGTGCGGCCTTTTTATTGAAAACAAATTCACCGGGAGTTAGCAGAGCAGGAACGGTGTCTTGACCAGAAACGCCACCACCTTTATTTCTTCTAACGACAAAATCACTATCACTTATTTGACCCGATCTAGTTGCGCTAAGTATTTTATTTGCAATAGAACTTTTACTGTTTTGAATACTTCCTCTGTCCAAGGTTCTTTTAGCGTCAATCAACCTACCGGATATGGGATCTGGACCAAAAATATTAGCCAATCTTTTTCTGCCAAGATTACTAATATTGGGAAAATCAAAAGTAGCACCGGGGTCCGACAAATTTAAACCAGACATAGCAGATATAAAAGCTTCAAATATAAAACCTTCAATAGAGGCTAAGTCAATTTTTTTTACCGCCCTTTTTGCAGCAGACTTTTCATCTATATCTAATGGTTTTATTTCCAAAGATCTCATAGTTTTTTCTGCGGCGGTGTTTATGCCTTGTTCTAAAGCTGGCGATAGAGACGATCTTACCGATTGATTAGCTTTTTTATCTAAAACGCCAGTATAAATATTGCCTTCTATTTTTCTAGCAGATCTAAGTTTGCCGGGAAGCTCTACTCCCTTATCAACAGCCTTACTAAAAGTTGCACTAGTAGGACCGGAAGATTGTAAAAACAAACCTCCTACCACACCATCTTTTAAGAATGCTGTAGGCAGTCCTCCTTTTTTATTTTTTTCAAGTCTCTTCGCTATAGCACTTCTAGAAGATGTATTTAGGTCTGGATTTTTTAAAAGATCTCTTAATTGAGACTCGGATGCCTGTTCAATATCTTGCTTGTTTACTTTTCCAGTTTTAGCAACTTTGATTTTACCACCGACATTAAACCCATTCTCATTCATCGCCGCAAGAGTGTCAGCGCCCAATTTTTTAACACTACTTTTTTTGATAACAAATTCACCCGGAGTAAGCATCGCAGGCACAGTGTCCCGATTGCCCGTACCAGGAACACTTCCGCCCCTGGCAAACCGATGAACCTTACCTCCAGTAGCAAATCTACTAGCCCTAACCCCACTAGGTGCGCCACCAAATCCCCTTAAAAGACTCAACCCAGAAGCAAGCCCCTGACCCGCTTTCAAAGCAAACAAAGTAGTCAAAAGAGGCAAAAGGGGTTCTAGACTATCTGCGACCTTGATAAATGCATCTGCCAACTTGATTGCAAACGTAGCAATACTTCTAAATGTTTCGCTATTTGCAAATTTACGAATTAAAGCATCAAAACTTTCTCGTGTTTTAGCAAACTGATTTGCCAATGATTGTTGAGCTATAATTGCATCAGCAGTAATAGATCCATTTGCATCTAATGCTACACCAAGTGCATTTTGAGCAACAGAAAATTGTTGGATAAGGGGGATAACTTTACCGATCTGCCGGAATCCACCAAGTTCCTCGGCAATAGCAGCAAATTGCCCACTGCGAGGATCTAATCCGGCCAACCCCTCTGAAAGTCTTTTTACGGCCTCAAAAGCTCCAACAAAATTACCTTCTGCGTCCCGTAATTCTATGCCCAATTGTTTTAACTGATCAACCGTATCCTGTCGCTGAATTCTAGTAAAAATGGTTCTCAAACCAGTAGCAATTGTTTCTGCACCTTCGCGGGTTGTAGCTCGCACACTGGTAAACAGGGCAATCAACTCTTCTACGCTGCCGCCAGCTGCACTAAACACACCACCAACACGACGTACAACAGAAATAAGATCGCTAGATTCCACCGCGAACTTTTTAGACACCGCATTGATTGCATCAAGACTTTTTTCTAAAAACTCTGCCTCTTTTCCATTCCTTCTCGCTGCCGCACCAAACTGATTCAAAAGAGCAATCGCACCCTCGGTTGTGTCTTGAATATTGTCAAATGTTGCAGCCAAAGTTGTTTTGGCCAAAATATTCAAAGATTTTCTAGCGGCCTCGGCACTAAAACCTGCCTGAGCTAAAATTCTAGAGGTATTAAGTAAAGATTGATTACTAACACCTAGAGACGTTGATAGTTTCGTCACCTCTTCAGAAAGTCCCGTCAATTGACTGGCGGTTTTACCTGTCACTTGAGATATTTTCAACAACTCAACTTCAAACTCAATAGCTCGTTTGGTGGCATTTTTAAATTCGTTTGCTATAGCAAGCAATGTTCCAGTAGCAAGAGTGATTACACTGAATCTTCGTGCAGACTCCCTCAAGGTAGTATTTAATTTACTAGCCGATTTATTGGTATTTTGAATAGATTTATTTGCTTGTTGATAAGCCTTATTCGCATTAATTATAGATTTAGTATTTTTGACTTGTACATTAACAGCCCCAATTCCCTGGAGTTGTTTTCTAATTTGATTTGCAACTTGTTTTGTGTTTGCTGGGGCTTGTAACTGTAACTGCGCCGTTAAATTAAATCTTTCAGCCATTTTTATAACCTATAACTCTTTGAAAATTAACATCAATTGCTGGAAAATAAACACAATAAACAAACCTGATAAAATATATCCAATAAATTCCATATAAATACCCAAACTTTAAATACATTGTAAGGGGCCTTTAAGACCCCTCCAATTATTCCCTATATTATATTACACAATTATATGTATTACACTTCTTTTTCTACCTTTTTAGTTCTAGATTTAGTTGTCTTTAGATCCTCTTCCTTCGTTTTAGCGCTTTTTGTAGCAGTAATAATGGGATTTCCATCATCATCCAAGAAGGGTTTTCGCTCTGCAAGAGATGCTACTACCCAATTCTCGTCACCATCCTCATCAGTTATTTTGATAACCTCCTCGCCATCTCGATTGCAGAGAAACATCTGCGATTTATCTTTATTCTTTTTTGCCTCCTCAGTACGATATCCAACAAACCGACCTTCTTCATTGATAAGTTTGCCATCTTCATCAACCAAGTGACCATCTTCATCAACCAAATCCAAGTCATCATTTACAAAATTAAATTCTTTTAGGAATTTATTCTCTTGTAGTTTGTTATCATATTCTGGATCTAATCCATAAAGTATACTGGCAAGTTCTGCCGAGGCTTCTACCACCCAAGGTTGGGTAGCAGACTCATCATAATCATCCTGGGTTTGAAAGTATGGTTGCTTTGTATTTGGATTAAGCATACATAAACGAACCAATTCTGCGAATCTGGCATTATCCGCCTGACCTTCTGCACTATTTTGATCTAAAGAATTTTTCTCTGCAATCAAAGTTCTAAACTCTACTCTAAGTCGCCTCAATTCCAAGGCCTTATCTCTCGCTTCTGTAAGTTTAATACCACCCTTGAGTAAAATTTCCTCTAGTTGACCAATTCTCTCTATATACTCATCATGCTTTCTCTGTTTGACATCATTCCAAATATCCTGTTCAACCATATAATCCGACAACTTCTGTCGTAATGGAGCACCAGAATCCAATGCTTGTCTAAAACTTTTGTTATATTCTATTTGAGAATCTCTATAATCTTGAGATGTTGGGGTTTTAAGCATAACAGAAACTTCTTTTCCGTCATTGTCAACACTTTTGATAACTTTGTTCTTTTCCATAATTATTCTCCTTCTTTTTTAGTCTTAACTGACAAATGCACCTTTGCATTTTTGCCTTTAGAGTTTATTTCATAAGATGTGAATTCAGCTTCCAATATTCTTATTTGAGTATTTCCATTATCTAATATCTTGTCACGAGTTTTCTCGTAACATTCTTTTAAATATTTCTGCTCATCACTTAATTCCTCTCCATATTGATTATGCCCCCATAAAAAACCTAAGTTTTTCTCTATAGCATCCAAAGATCCAATCATAGTAGTTTGCATTGACTTTTTGCAACTTTTAAACAAAGAGTCTCTGCTTATTTCTTTTGTTTTCTCCTCTCTCATTTTTTCAAAATTTACTGTTTTTTGTAAAAAATCAGTATATTGTTTGTCTTGATCTTTCATGTCCTACCGTCCCTTGAGTGATTGTATACCAGCGTTGGTTGCACTAATGGCCCTTTCTTGCTCAACATCTGGCAAATGTTTAAAATGTATATCTTTTTCTGTTTGAGCATTTAGAAACTCTTTCCTTTCTTGTATAATTCTTTTTGTTCCAGTTGAATTCATATCGTAAATATTTTTAGTTTCTTCGTCCGACCTAGACATTATATAAATTTCTTGAGAATTTGCTATTTTTTCGTTGGACAACAAATCTTCCGACTCTTTCTGCTTTCTGTCCTCTTCATATTTTCTTTTTTGCAGTACAAACCAACCATCTAAACAGTCATCATCTTCTATTATTTTATCTGCTGGACGATCTGTACTTTCATAAACATTGTCATACATTTGGGAATATGACACTAACGACAACTGATTTTTGTCTAAAAAACAAGAGGGCTTGTCAAAAACATCGGCACGCTTTTTTGAACTATTCCACATAGACCTCCAAGAATCTATTCTCGCAACTTTTCTAAAATCTCCAGGGGTTATTTCTTTGTCTGAATAAAACTCTAACATTGACGATATGCTGTATTTTGTAAAATGAAAGTCAGAGCCATCTAAATTTTTTGTTGTCTTAGATAATATCCAAGACTTTCTGGCAAAATTAGCAACACCGGCACAAGTGAGATGGTCAAACTGAACTTTCTTCTGCCTCAACTTTACAATATTCCTTTCCATTCTTCTTATGGATGCTTTGATTGTTTTTAATTCTTTTGGTCTAAAAAACGCCTTGAAAGCTGCAACCTTGTGATCTTCTATTTGATCTTGAATTTCATCTGCCTCTCTGTCATCAAACGGAGTCCACAAATTGTTATTGACTAAAACTTCCTTTATTTCCCTGTCTATGTAAACACCATCAAAGTACGCTTTTTCATAAGCCTCTTCGTAAATATCAAAAGACTCTTCCAATATATCAGCACTGGGCTCATATATAAATAAAACAAGATCGCCTAATTTTAATCTTAGACGACCCTGTATTATTCTATTTAAAATTCTTTCATAATATATATCGTCCAATTCCTAAAGTCCTTATTATGATTCTTATGCTCCACCACCATCTAAAACTGTTAGAACGTTGAAGTTGGAGAAAGAATAAGTAACAGTAGCATTTCCACCACCGGTGTCACCACCAGAGTAGGATACCGAAGTAAGTTTATTCTTACCATTAGAAGCATCTCCCAAGTTAAGGACTGTTCCTGCGGTATCCTTGATAACGATATCATTATCTGTCAAGTTCTTATTGACACCAGAAACGCTTTTAAGATCACCGGAAGTAGCAATAACTTCAAATTCCGATGTAACTTCAATCGGGAATGTAGCATACTTATGATAAGGTCCGAATCTTCCCAATTCAAGGATGTTTTCCTGACCAAAGTCGGTACTAACACTAACGCTCTGAATATGATAACTACCGCCAAGTCCAGCAGGATCATCGCCCAACTGTGATTTAACAATGGCCGGAAGTGTAGATCCTTCCATGTCAACATCAACACGACGAACGACGCCAGAAAGCGGAGTATCTGTACCATCTAATTCGTGAACGGCAGCATCCACCCACTGAGCTGTAGCGTTGGTGGCAGTTTGGTTGACATCAGCATTCCAAAATCTATCATTACCAACCAAAGTAACAGATTCGGTAGCATTTCCATCAACACTGTAACTATAAGATACTGAAGATGTATACATACCAGAATTCCAGCAAACATTTCTTGGCGTTTGACCCGAAACGTTGGATTGTGCATCATCATAAATAGCTAGGTAAATGTCACATCTTTCTTTAGATGCGGCAACAAGGTCTGTTTTACACTGACCGTTTGTAGAAAGATTATAAATAGTTTTATAGCCATCAATAACCTTTTCTAGCGTTACTTCGATGTCGGCAATATCTTCAACATTTTCGTAAATGTCCAATTGTCCAATTTCGAAGACTTGCTCTAGGGTGAATGTAGATGACATTCCCACACTTTGCAAACCGTGAACAACACCAGTTGCAGCAGGTGCTTCGCCTGTAGGCACGATAACCACGGCTTGACAAGCATAAAAGATTCTTTGATTTCTAGGCATTATAGATTCTCCTTTGATATTTTAATTTTTCGTAAGGAACACAATGATATACACAAAAAATGACTATAATGGACCTATTTCAGTAGTGCATCTGGGTGTTCCGATATATAAATCTGCTGAAAGCTGAGAAATATCCCCACCACGAGAATTAAATATCCAACATTTTCTAAATGGATAATCGCCCACTAAATTAGGATACAACCCGCTCGGTACAGCGTGACCTCTTAATTCCCTCTGTTTTCCATTTTCAAATGTAAATGGAGATGCTCCAGAAGCAGCCACATCTGTACTATCAAAAAGATTAATAGTTCTATCATTCTGTCCTACGATAGTGTCTATTAAATTAGCACATTCCCAGTAATTTTCAGAAATAACATAAAATAACAAATCGCTATGTACCCATTGACCACCGCCCAAAGCATAAGGACGAGTATTTGAGGCAGGCACAACCTCAACGGCTATTGCGGGCAATTGAACTCTGGTTTGCCCTAATCTAATCCAACCACCAGAAGATTGAACTTGAAAATTTTGTTCGGTTCTAAAGGAGTTTTGTTGTATTTGTCGAAACCAGGGCACTCCTTCAGCTGGTATAACCTGTACCCTTTTGTGACTATATTCTATCTGAACATCACTGGTTGTTGCTTCCGCAGAATCAAAAACAACTCTTCCGAGAGGATAATCTATGTAAAATGGTTTTGTTACATTGCCGGTTGCATAAAATGTGCCATCTACATAAACACCAGAAATATCTATTGGTTGTTGAGTCACACCATCAACATTTCCACTACCTTCCCAAACCCAATTTTGCCTGTAACCTTCCCATACTTGACCATCTGTATAGTTGGGAGTGTCAACCAGTCTTAACTTATGTCTGTCTCCACCATATATACCAGATTGAGGTATGCTCATAGTATAAAAATTACCAGCATCCAAAAGTCCCCAATCATAAAAATTTACAAAATTATCCAATAAAATTTCAGAAACGGTAGAATCTGTGGATTTTTCTGAATTTAGATATAGTTTTGTTTCTGGGCCTCCAACCATTAAAATGCTCCTTTAATTATACTTCTTATCTGGGGCGATACTCTGTCGATTGCCCTAGTTATAAAATTATTGTCAATAGTACCAGAATATGCACTATTAACTTTATAAGGACGAAAATCTTCAGACATAGTTGCACCTCCAGACCTTCCTGTTCCAGGCCCAAATTCCACACCAAAATTGGCTACAATAATAGAATCTCCTAAAGTTAATAACCACTTAAGCCAAGGTAGATTCACACCTTTTTCTGTTTTTTGTTGGGCAATAGAAAGGTTTACAAGATTGGCATAAGATGTTGGCTGCATATAAACATAAAACCCTCCTTTTAGGTTTTTATCTACTTTCGATATTCTAACCTCCAAGGAAGAAACTATAGCATCAACAATCTGATTTGTAGGATCGCCATCTAGTCCAAACTCAAATTTTAATGTCCCACTCTTTAAAGATTGTATCTCTGGACTTTCCAACAATGCAGATCTTACTACCTCTTTTATTTTGGGTTCTATTTTATTTGCCGCCTTGGGTAAAAGGGCATTAATAATTCTTGCCAATGCTTTATTGACACTCTTTTGTATTTGAGATAAAGACTCTTTTATTCTAACCATTTGCCCTGTTCCAAAAAGTTACAACATATTTTGTTGCATTTTGTTTAAATCCTTGAGGAAAAGAAATCCCAGCCTTTTCATATTTGGCATTTGTGTCATACTTTTCTATTCCATCATAAATTGGAATCATGTATTTACACTTTTCTATCTTGTCTAGATCAGTCATATATGCTATAGTTTGTATGCCGCCATCAGGAATATTTATCTCAGCCCCTGTTTTCACCCAGTTTTTTCTATCCCAATATATTCTGAGTGTAATTGTATCCGTCGCCTCAGTTGCTTTGTAACCTTTACCATTACAGTATGGACAGGGCATTCCACGGTCAAAAGGATATGGACCTCCAGTTTGATAAATACTTATAGATCTATTGCTAACGCCCATTGTACTCATTATACAGTTGGGGCAATCTTCTTTTTTCTCTGGATATACTAATGTAGCAGTTCTAGTAAAAAGAAGAACTGCCTCATTGTATGTATCAAATACACTACTAGGAATATTTATCGCCATTTAAAAGTCCTATGCAATAGTATCACCACTATAGTAACGAGGATCATCATATCTTTCATCTAAATTTCCATTTATTGTAGCAATGGGCTGATCAATAAAGGCTGGAGATAGTGGAACTGGGTCCAAAGTATGATTAGCATCCAGCAAACTAGATGAGTCTAAACCCCTTGCTCCTCCAACACCAGTAACAGCACGACCGCCATTTGGTTGAGCATTGCCACTAATAATCTTTTGCACAACGGCCATTATATTTTCTCCTAATATTTTTTATGTTAAAAATGTCTTCCGCCATCGAAATAGTTGTTTTGAGCAACGCCCCAACTACCAGGACTATACGGCCCCAATACGGCAGTGCCAACAGGGGTGCCATCGCCGTTTCCAGATTCATATCTGTATTTATCTAGCATTTCTTCATATTTTGCACAAATGTCTTTATACAAAGTAAGCAAACTTCCGCTAACACCTCTTAAGTCAATAGCAGATGGACCATCTTTAATTGAAATGGCATTTGCAGATTCTGTTTTAACTTCACTACCAATTAAGATACAGGCCGATTTATATACTGTTAAAATAGTAAAGTCTGAGTCTCCAGTATCCACCGGATCTGGAGTTAATGAAACCTGTCCAACGTTGACAGTATAGGTGTTTGGAAAATTAGCATCATTTTGAACATTGTATGCACCAACCATCAAGACTTGCTTTAGTCTTTCGTCTGTGTATTTTGTAGAGTCAAGATCTCCAATGATAGATCTTAACATTAAAATCATATCCATTTGCCACGGCATATCATCACCTTATAGATTTTCGTAAACTTTAAAAGACCCAACATCAGATCTGTAAGTACCACCGCCTATGCCTATATTTGCCTGTATTCTCCACGTTCCAACTTCATTTAAATCGCCGTCAACTGTAGTATACTTAATTTTTCCATCTGTACCATCTGTGTTGAGTGAGGCTGTTTTCGTAGTAGAAATACCCGAAGGAGATTTAAAAATAAGTTCTAAAGTAGTAGCAGAAGATACATCTAAAACCGTCGCGGTGCCCGAAACGCAATCATTAATAGTAACCAAAAATACGGTTCCTATATCATTATAATGGACTTCTTCTTCTGAGCAAGACATATACTATCTTTCTACTGTAAATTCTAATTGTCTGTTAATTTCTAGTGTTTGGTCTGCCTGTCTATTTATACTCAAAATTTCGTCAATTTGGGTCTGAACTTCTAAAACAAATGTTGTTTCAGTTTGTATATTTACTGAAAAATTAACAATATCTTGAAAGGGCGATGTCGGAGTTGTCTCCGTCTCACCAAAATAATCAGGTAAAAAATATCTTTCTGGAAAATATGTATCGGGGAAAAATGTAGTCATTTATATTTATCCCGTAGTGTCTAGAGTGATTGCCGTCCTGTTCCCGTTTCCTGTTACCGTGGCAGTTATCCTATCCTTACTATCATCAGCAGCCCTAAATGTAATTGTTGCTGTTTCTGCTCCAGAGACTTTCCCCGCAAGGGCGGCCATGCATATTTTTAAAGTTTCTTCTAAAGAATAACCATCAATATCTCCTGAAGCTAAAATATCAGCAGTAGAAGGCAGTGTTTCTATAGTTGCAGAATTATCATCTTTAACAATAGTAACCGCTCCACCAGAATTATCTGTAACTTTAAAGTTTCCGCGAAGTACAATCGTCCCACCAACGCAGGTTGCATCTATTGTCAAAGCTCCGTTACCCTCTAATGACATATTGTCAGTTCCGAGTTGCCCCATGTTTAGTATTCGGATTCCTCCAGAATAATGACGCATGTTTAAATTTATATCTCCTACAGCAGCACCAAAGTCGATCACAGGAGAGCCTGTTCCCGCCACACCAGATACACAATGATCAAGACTGTAAGTTCCAGCACTTGATAAAGTAATCGTATCTGTTAAACGAGAACTTAATATCTCACAAGTCGGAAGTGTAACTGTACCAATTTGACAATTCTCAAAATGAGGCTCATTTGAACTTGTACAGGTTCCACTTATAGTAGCATGAATAATAGTTGTTTTGTTTAGGTCTCGTCCACCAAGATTCAAAGTCCACTTTCCATCTCCGCTAAAATTAAAACCTGTATAATCAGAGGCCAGGGTAAAGCTAGAGTTTGGAGCAATTTTAAATCTAGTAATATTAACAGCATTAGCTAAAGTAGTAGCATCTGCAATATTATCAGAAGGTAAATCAACAGTACCATTCTCATAATTTGCCGTTCCAGCCGTACCATTGACAGTATCAATCCAGACTTGACCGCCTTCATAAACGCCAATATCTGCAACCTGACGCAACCTTTTTCCGGCAGAAGTTGCAATATTATGGGTAGCCCCAGTTAGTACTTCATCCCAAACTGCATCAGCAATATCACCAGAAGTTGGATCGTTTAACGAAGAGATTGCAGATTGTGTGGTGGTATGCTGTGTATCCTGAGCTGTATCTAAAGCATCAAGAGTTGTTATGGTTCCACTAATACTGTAACCCGCCTTATCATCGTTTGTTCCCACGGTAACTTTACCAGTAGTCGCAGTTATAGCAAGATCGCCAAAATTAGTGGGAGCAGATGCAGCAAGTAAAGCACTATCAGTACCACGCATTGCAGCCCCATTTATTCCAGTCACATCTGCCGTAATATCCGTTAACGAGTGAGTATCTTTAACAAACGAAGTACCCTTTACATCAGTAAGATGATTGATAATCGTAGTTTGATTGGCTGCGGTTGCATCTCCACCACCACTTCCAACATCATCCACGGTCTGCGTTGTGGCAGCATCAGCATTCTCAAAAAATGTATCGAAATTACCAGCAATTCTTCCGCCAGTAGTTTCCGTTAAAGTTCCCCCAAGAAATCCTCCAACTGTGACATATCCAGTTGATGACGAAATAGATAGGTCTCCAAAATTAGTTGGGGCAGAAGAGGCAAGTAGGGCACTGTCAGTACCTCTCATATCAGTATTTGTAGTACAGGTGTCTACTGTATCTACGTTTACTACTGCTCCAGAAAGAGTCGTAATTGCCCCGGCAGAAACAATGTCTGTTGCAGCAACATCATTTAAACTATCTATTTTATCTCTATTGGCCTGTAGACTGTCTGTAGTGTTTACATATGTATCCCAGTCCGCAGTCGCACTTGAACTAACCATCTTGGCAATGATAGAATTATCTGTGATATCTGTTCCTGTAACAGCAACGCTAACCAAATGGTCAAGTCCAATATCCGAAAGTGCCGTGTCTACCTCAGTATTAACATCAGTAGTAGAAATGTCATTCAAAGCATCTAATGTTGTTTTACTTCCACTGATAGAATATCCAGTTTTGTCATTGTTTGTACCAACTGTAACCTGTCCAGTAGTTACCGTTATAGCAAGATCGCTAAAATTAGTTGGGGCAGAAGCAGCTAAAAATGCGTTGTCAGTACCTCTCATGTCAGTGTTTGTGGTACAAGTATCTACCGTATCCACGTTGACAACAGCGCCAGATAGTGTAGTTATCGCTCCAGCAGAGACAATATCTGTTGCCGCAACATCGTTTAGTGCGTCTAATGTAGTTTTGGTTCCAGAAATACTATACCCCGTTTTATCATCGTTTGTACCAACCGTCACCTTTCCAGTACTTGCTGTAATGGCAAGATCACCAAAGTTTGTAGGAGCAGAGGCTGCAAGCAAGGCACTGTCTGTTCCTCGCATATCTGTGTTGGAAACGCATGTGTTTACCTGAGTTAGATCTCCATCAGATTCAATTCCAAGATCATTAAAGTTAGCGGGAGTTGTCCAAACAGCCCCAGGAACGCCAATAACATTTACATTAGCCGTTGCACTTTCTGGAGTTATAAGTAAGAGATCTCCATTAGATTCCACAGCAGTTATATCAAAAATATAATAACCATCCTCTAATTCAGTAGGATTTGTATCATCTACAGCATTAGCTACGCCACCATCAATTCTAATATTTGCCGTGATATTAGCAGCATCTCCTGTTACTGGCTGCCCCGGATTAGTTCCACTGTCGCTCTCAAAAGCAAAAACTACCCATTTTCCTGCTGTATTTTTTTGCATTTTAAAACCTTTTAAGTTTATCTGCTTAATAACAAATGTAAATATTCAATAAGTATATACACACAATTCTTTAAAATGATGAATATCCAGTATTAGAAAGTAATTGCCTATAGTAATTTTCGTATGTTCGGTATCCTCCTGTTGGGACGTATGAGGTGAACGCACTCGCGGTTATCTCAGCCTCGTCTGCACCACCGTCATTGGCTCCGCTAACTCTCGACCTGATGACATATCCGACAAGATCGCCTGTCACTGTCAGCGTGCTGCCGGTCTCCCCAGCAATCTGCACTTCATCTTCTTCAGAACCCGTCAGCGACTTGTACCAACTGTACGTGTAACTAACGGCACCGTTGTCCATGTTGTCCCAGACGCCGTTGTCTGTGGTGAGGACTTGACCGACTGCCGCTGTGCCCGTGACCGTTGGCTCGGTGATATTTACTGGCTCGGGGCCATTGTACGCTTCGGTGACCTCATCGTCCGAGAGAACCCGACTAAAGAATCTCACGCCCGCAAGGTCGCCATCCCACGCTTGGAGAAGACTGTTTATGTAGAGACCACCAATGCTGATCCGGTTGTTTGTGTCATTGCTAGTCCAGAGTACGTTGTTTGTGCCTACGGAACCCTTAACAGCATCCAATAGTCCGTAGCGTTCGAACTGCCCAACATCTAAGCCACCGATGAATTGCCATGTGTCGTAAGTGTATGTGATTGCTGGGGTGTACCGTCGAGTTCCGCCGTTCGCCCTGTACTGATAGCGGATGTCCCAGGTTGCATCGTGACGCATACCCTGCTCACCGCCGGTTGCAGTGCTGCTACGCCAGAAGATATTTCCTGGGTACGAAACATTCCCGCTACCATCATCTCTCGACCTTGACCACGCGAGGATAGTTAGCCTCCCCCTCTGCTCGGATGTAGAGGGTGCGTGTGCGTACCTGCCCGACCTGGAAAAGCTAATAGCAGATGGTAGGTATGACGTTGGGCCAGTTGCCGTGGTCAGTGTTCCGACATGAGTGAGATCCGGCAGGTCACCAGTGTTGTTGGCGACTGTAGATCCACTGGTTTCCTGGCATCCATAGAACGCACGGAGTGTTGGGTCATGCGAATGCCTGCCACCTCCGTGGAGCTGATTATAGCTGTTGGAAGTTGCAACCCAATTGCTCTGCGTCCATGACGAAGGGTCATAACCAGAGTCATTACTGGCGACGACAACGCAACTTATCCGATACCCCTGATCCGCTGGCCGAAGGGTGTATGTACTGCTGTTGGCGTTCGGGATGAAGTTCTTGTCGCGAACCCACTGATATTGATATGTCAGGCTACCCGTGCCTGGGTTAGACCATGTCCCCGTACTGCAAGTCAGTGTACTTCCGACCGTAACTGTCCCGGTAACGGCAGGTGCCGCTGTGTTTTCTGGGTAGGGCAACGGATTGACTGTAGTTAGCCCATACGAGCAGTCCGCAGCAGAGCTAATGCTGCAACTCATGGTGGTTGACGTAGAGTCGGCGTATTTAATTGATGTCATTGACCGTGCCGAGTTGACAGCCCAATTCGCAATTTGGACTTGATCCGTTCCCGGTGTCAGCACCCTGCTCACTCGGATGTTAGCCATATCGATGGCTGCACCGTCAATAACTGTAGTGACTGTATCGGACACGGAAGTCGCACTGGCGGTTTCCGTTGAAGTGAAGGTGGGAACTGCGTCTTGATCCACGTTAGCAATTGTGCACAGGGCCATGCCTTTTCTGGTATTGCCCGACGTGGTGATCTTAATGTCCTTCGCCTGACCAGAAACAATATCAGCTTCCTTCAGATACCAGAAGCTCATTTCGTATCCGTTCGGTTCAGTAACATTGTTCCGACCTATGAGCGTAAAGTTTGCTTCATCTGGGCCGCCTGGGTCATACACGAAGGTCTGAACGTCATAATTGTCGCGGGCAGATTTCGCTATCCCCAGGATTATCCGGTTCTCGCCATTCGCAGGCGTGTATGACTGCGTGAATTGCGTTCCCAGTCCTTCTGTCCATGCCACCTGATTACTGGACATTGCAACAGGCTTAGGGGAGCTTTTTGCTGTGTAAACCGAATTGCTCTCAGTGATCTCTAGACTGTCATACCCACCGCTGTTGCTCGCCTTAACCCTGCAACTAATCCTTGTTCCGAGGTCGTCGATGGTCATGTTGTAGGTATTGGAGACTGCCCCGGTAATCGGGATTCCGTCTCGAAGCCACTGGAAGGAGAGCGTTACCGTTCCGTTGCCCTGGCTATCCCATGTCCCATCGGTGCAAGTTAGCGTGTCCGTGAGGGCAGTCGGGACATTGATCGAAGGTGCGGTTAAGTTTAGTGGCTCGGGGCCACTGTACACTTCCGAGATTTCAGCGGCAGTTAACTTGCGGGTGAAGTAAGCAGCACCCGCAAGGTAGCCCTCAAAGTAATCGACCGTAACGTAACCAGCGCGAACATTGGCACCAATACCTAATCGAGTCTGTTCCGTTGCATTGGTGAGGTCGGAAGCCGAAGAGCTGGCTTGAGAGCCATCGGCGTAGACGGAAGTTCCAGACGAATCCACCGCAACCGCCCGATGATACCAGGACGTTGCTTGATTGTAGGTCGTTGGGTCGTTGACTTGGCTCCCGCTAGATAGCGTCCGTATGCTGTAGGTGATTCCGCCTGCACCACTACCCCTTGAGTAAATTAGGTCGTAGTTTGTGTTGCCGGTGGTCGCAGAGAATGCAACACCTTCGTCTCCATTGCCAAGTGCAGGGGTGGTCTGCTCCCAGATAGCGATTGTGTGATCTGTGTTAGTCAGGCTGACAGTCTGACTCCACGACCTGCTCGTGTAGGTGTTACCGCAGTTAATGCCTGAAGGGAGCCAGTTTGTCGGGCCAGTTACATCGAGACCAGTAACATCCGTACCGCCCATATCGTTGGAGTTGCCGGAGCTGTCAGCGAGAGTTGTCCCGCTGGTTTCCTGCATCTCCCAGTAACCATGCAGGCTTGCGTCGGAAGACTTATTGCCTTTCCCAAACAGCTTGTTGTAGCTCTTATCTTGCACAGCGTTGGAGGATGTCACCTCTGCGGAGTCACTGCCGCCGTCGTTACTCGCGGTAACTACGCAAGTGATGTCCGTCCCTGCGTCATTCGCAAGCGTCCAGGTATAGGTGGTGCCAGTCTCGCCGGAGATGTCTACGCCGTCTCGTTGCCACTGATATGTGTAGGTGATAACACCATTGCCTTGGGTGTCCCAGATACCTGGGCTAGTCAGGTAGATGACTTCACCGTCGTTTGGCAAGCCAGAGATTACGGGAGAAGAGATATTGATTGGCTCCGGCCCAAGGCGATGCTCATCAATCTCTGCGGATGTCAGCTCGCGATGGAAGAAAGCGACGTTCGATGTCTTACCGTTGAAGTTGCGGATTCGCTGGGTGCCACGACCAACCTCGATGACCTGTGCGTTTTGCCTGCCGCCAGGGGTGGAGGCACCACCTGAAACGCCATCGACAAATATCTCGTTCTTGACACTGGGATCATAGACGGCACCTATGTGATACCACTGCCCCGTGGCAGACCCGGACAAGGTTCCCGTCGAGTAGTTATTGGAACCTACACTATCGCGAATGTATTGGCGAGGCTGACCAGAACTGTTAATTTCTACCGAGTTGGTGAAGTTGCTTGTTCCGTCTCGGCTTACAATCCCGTCATTGAAAGCAGAGTAGGACGTTGCGTTGTACCAGAGCAGCCATGTAGTAGCACCAGTCGTTTCGAACTCAATCCGGTTGCGTGTCGCCTCGCGGCCACTCTGCCACTCAATCGACCGAGGTAAATACGGGACCGGGGAGTCGCTGCTTGTCAGCGTCCCGAAGTTACTGCTGTCCAGAAACAAGGAACCATCAGCGACATTAGCACCTGCTGAGGTGGTTAACGTCGTGTCGGCTGCACCGTTATCCTGGCACTCCCACCAACCGATCAGGTCCGCGTCAAGAGAATGAGACCCCTTGCCGAACAGTTCGTTGTAACTGTTTGCCACTTCTTACACCGTCTTGAGTGAGTCCAGTAGGCTGTTTCGCGTGTGCGCATTTCCGGGATCGGCTGGGTTCGGGAGCATCGCAGCCACGACATCAAGTACTGCCTTGAGGTCTGCTTCGCTGGCTCCCCAGATAACCCCTGCGTGCGTCGAGACTTCGGCAAGCATTGTGTCGACCGTGGCCTGATCGCCGTTGTCAATGAGGATCTGCTTGAAGCCCGTCGCTCTTTCGACGTTCGACTTCAATCCTGCCAGGGAAGTGGCGATTGTCGGAAGTTGGTCATAAAGCTGAACGGCTGCCTGAGCAGCCTTGGTTTCTGCGATTGTCGTCATTGGTCTCTCCCCTTTATGATTGAAATATTAGACATAAAAAACTCCCTTGTTAAAAAACTATACACATTTTAAAAATTAAGTTCTAATTCCATTATTCTATTTAAATGAAGTAAAAATTGCACAATATCTGGGTTTGCAACAACATCATCTAAATCAAAATACCAACCAAAAGTTGATATTGGTGTTAATGACTCTACTATAGATTGATCGTTAAACCAACCAAAAGTTGATACTGATGTTAGATTTACAGCCATTAACTTCTGTTCCTTTCGTTTCCAGCCTTGGTCAAAATAAATCTTACGGTAGTGTTGTCTCTATCATAAAATGTAAATGTACCAGAAGGACTTTCAACAATTCTACCAGCAGCCATGCCCCACAAATCATTCATAACATTTCCAGTAGAATTGGCAGTGTCAAACGATGCCACAGTTGCTTCCCAAACATCTTCCATTACATATTGAGGACTAACAAGTTCATCCCTATCCACAACAGCACTTCCCCCAGAATTATCTATTAATTCACCAACACCAAATACACGAATGCTTCCGTTTGTTACTGTGCTGTCAAGTTCGACCCTTCCACCATTTAAAGCAATCGACATAGGTTCTGCACCAGTTTTATTAGTAATTTTAACCTCTCCAATAAATCCTCGAAAGGCAACATTCTGTCCAGCCCCATTACAATCTATAATTGGAATATCTACACCAGGACCAGTAGATGAAACCGCAACACATTTATTAAACATGGCAATTCCAGAACCGGCAAGAGTAATAGTCCCCTCTCGAATAACGCACTCTTGCACATGTCCAACTAAACCAGAAACCGACTTTAATGCACAATGCTTTATGTAAGTATCGCCGGTAAGATCGCCAGTTAATAGCAAATCTTCAAATTCGCAATCCGTTAATGTAACTCCCCCTCCAACAGTAAGGGTTGATGTTCTTGGGCTTCTGCCAAAAAAATGTATATCAGTGTGATCTACTGCAAGAGTAACATCGCTTTCTATTGTAACTTTCAAAATATTATTGGCTTGATAAATAGTTTTAGCATCAGCATCATTGTTAGCAGGAAGTCTAACTGTACCATGTGGAAAGAATGTTCCTGATGTGGGCTCGTTGGCATCAATATAAACAGAGCCATCAACAAACTCCGAGAACTGAACACCCTCTGGATTAATGAGTCTATTTTCGATAGTTGCACCACCAGTGTATTCTGGATTCAACCAGTCAGCCGTACCGTTTAAAATAATAGTACCTGCCGTACAAGAATTATCTATGGTTATTTTACCAGACAAAAAGTTAATCTCAAAAATATCATTGACATTTGTCATGTTTGTTATAATAAAATCACCATGAGCATTTTCAAAATCAACTTCTGCCATCGTGACAGCATCTTGAAAATCTACAGTAATATCGGTATTTGCTTCTAATGGGCTCACATTGTTAAGTTCTACATTACAATTATCTGCCACCCTAATTGTATTAGCCATAGAAACTAAATTACCCTTTGCATTTAAACCAACAACATTACTTAAACCACAATGTTCAATAAATGGACGACCGCCATTTTGTGTTCCGGTCATTTCCATTTTAATAAAATTTGTGTTACCAAGATTAAAATTATTGATAGTAAAAACTGGGAAATTTTCACCAGTGATAGTTAAATTTGTGATATTTCTGTCTAAAGTTACATCGCCCAATATTTCAAGATGGGTTAGATTTCTATCACTAATGGCCTGAATTGCGTCCGATAAGTTATTAAATGGAGACCCTTGATATCCATTACCGTTTGTCAAACTCGTGGCATCAAGAAATACACTTCTAATGACCTGTCCGTGCGTTTCATCAACACGAGTAAAAATGGTTTCATCAACGATTGTAGCCCCGCCAGAATAAGTAAATTTGTTGTTCCATTTTGCTACACCGCGCAAAGTAATCGTACCAGATGTAACATCATTATCAATCTCAATATCGCCACTAGCCATATCAAGAAATGCCGAATCAGCACCCGATTTGTTTTTAAGACCGATAGCACCATTAAAGTTGGTAATAATCAAACCACTACCGCCACCACCAAAGTTAATATAAGGTCTTGTTTGAGAACCTTCATAACAGTCTAAAAGTTGCAAAGTACTAGAGCCACTAAGGGCAATTTCTCCAATAATTCCACTTCTTCTAATAATACCATCAACAAAGTTGAGACTCTGTGCAGCTCCATCCTCAATAACAGAACTTCCATCTAGAGTGCCTGTAACTGTAGCATTGGTAAATTCACTAGCGATCACGCTCGCACTAGCGTCGATAGTAATTGTTGTTCTAGATGTAGACTGCCCCTCAAAAATAAAGCCATCAAAATTTAAACCACTAGTAAGTGTGCAGTTGCCAATGATAAAAAATTTGTCAAGACCACGAGTAGAAGCTATGGATAATGCATCTGAAAAATTATTAACAGGCTGTCTAGGTGTACCCGTTGGAAAAGTTGTTCCTGATGTTCCAGACGCAATGTCAACACTAATACCGCCATTAAAACTGGCAAACTGAATATCTTGAGATTCTGAAAGTGTTGCAGATGAAGAGGCAGTTCTAACAATTTGAGTAAATGCGGTCGGAACTACGGGCGAAATTTGAACATCATTTTCATCTTCTGCCACCAAATTACCACCACTAATATTACACTGAATAATATTAAAAACCTGATAACTATCGCCAATATCATAATCGTTGTCTGTACCATTAACAAGAGTTCTTGTTCTTAACGTATTAGCATCTACAACATCATAAACATCTGCAACACTCTGATCAGTAAAATTAATTACCAAAGAACCTCTTTCTATCCCAGCAGTTACGAAATCTGCCGAAGTATCAACAAAAGTTTGTAATCCATTTGTCGCGGGACCACTGCCGGTAGTAACGGTTCCGGTTTCGGCGGGAGTGGTACGGGCTTCAAATGACACTTGAGCATTTTGAAGATTGGCAGTAATACCAACCAAAACACCACCACCAAGATCCTCTTTACCAGCAGCATCAATTAATTTAGTAAAAGATAACCCTGAAAAGGCCTCTTCTTGAATACGAACCGTATCCACCAAATCTTGCACGGTCAGCTCTGTAGATGGAGCCTCTACCTCTATGACGCGCGGTGACGGAGTATAATCTGTATTGACATCTGTTCTTGTAGTCATAAAATCCTACTTTATCATTTTTAGTTCACGATCTCTTTGTTCTACAAGAGCCAATACCCCCCTCATTTCAGAAATGCTATCATAGTCTTTTTCTATAACCTCATCACAACGCTCTATTCCCTCTTCAAACTGACCTATTTGAGTTTGTAAAGCTTCAACATTATAAGGAGGAAATCTTTTGTTTAATTCTTTAATTTTAGGAACATCTTCAGGATTATCTCTACTATACTTAGCAAGTTCATTTTCTCTTTTTTCAGAATCTTTGATAAGCTGACGATACGAACTAATCTTGTCTTTTAATTCTTTTTTGAAATTTTTTATTTTGATTATGTTTTGATCAGCCTCATTGATTCTGGATTTTAAATAATCTGCACTTTGAGTTGGGTATTTGGATCTTATGACTTTTTCTTTATTCTCCCTGTCCGTTTTAATAAAATCTACCAAGCCCTCCTTGGCCTTTTCTCCTTGACCGAGAGGTAGATTGTCTATTTTTGAACCGTTGATTCTTAACGAATCTAGTCCAGTTTTGCCTATATTGCTATCTTTCATAAAAATATCTCCTTCCTAAAAATCTTTTAACATAAACTCTAAAATTATGTAGCAATGTTGTCAGGTTGACGCACCACCGTAACTGTAACATCTGCGTTAGTAACTGCCTGATTTACAGTAAACGGAAGAATAACTTTTCCTTGTCGAACATTAACAACCACATCAAAGTTGGTACTTTGTGTGAAACTATTGGAAACACTTGTTCCCGATGCTTCAAGATCAAGTATCAAATCATAAACATCGTCAGAGGTTGCATAATCCCCTGGAACCGTATGATCACCAATCAAAGCGTTAATGGTGAATGTATCATTAAGATCCCAATCCTGAGTAGCATCTAATGGACCATAAAGCGGTGTAACGTCAAGAGTAGTACCACTAACAACATTAGTAACCTCCCAAACATGAGTAGTTTTACCAGCAGTTGTGTTTCTTACTAACATACCTACTTCAACTTGCGGCGAGTTAAAATTAGCAGAACTATCAATTAGTTGTGTCGATGATGCGGTTGTAATATCACCATCATCATCAACCGCTCTTAAAGTGAAAACACCATTTGCACCAGTTGTTCGAGAATCATAAACATAGTTATGTTCTTCCCGTAAAGCGGTTTCAACCACTCGAACATAACCAGCTTGTGGCACTTCAAGATCTATACTGCCAGCCACTCTGATTTCCGAATCTGCTAAACCATTGTAAGTACTCGCCGGTGTATCTAGCCCGCCAAATTGATTTTTGTTGATAATACCGTCAACACCAGTATCTCTTGCAACCAACACCCTATCCAAAGCGGCGGTATTTGTTACAGTAAATGATATAGTATTAGGCGGGTTTCTCAATGTGCCATAATCATCAGTAAGAATATAAGCCTGCACATCAGCACTATCAAAGTTGATAAACGAAACACCTCGGGCACCAAAGATTTGAGTTCCCGTAAACGTTCCGAAAGGACTGGACTTTGGAGAGGTAAATGTAGAAAAACCAAGTGATCCAGCAGAATGAAGAGTAACATCATCCGTACCGAAGGCATCTTCTACAACGTCATTGTCAGCCAATGCGTCAATAGATGTTTGAGAATCTGTGGTTGTGATATATGTATCAGAACCCGGATTACCTTCACCAGTACCAGTAGTATTTTGATGCAATAATCTTGCAGTAAAAGTACTACCACCAGTGGTTGTAAAGATATTTTCACCTTCTCTCAAAGTGCCAGTACTAGCATCATACTCAAATTGACCATCTAAACCGCGATAAGTTTCACCGGGAATATTTACAAACTTTGTTAATGTATGATTACCAGCACCACCATCAGTTAAGTTGATTTTATTGGTATCATGTATTGCATCAGCATAAGTGCTGTATACATGAATTGTATCAGCCGCAACAGAAGTACCGGGACCAACAAAATATGTATTACCGTCTGTCAGTCCACCAATATCAGCACCACCACTGGCATTATCATATAAAACCTTATCACCAGCAGCGTATTCGTGACCAGTTAGATCTATTTCTTCATTAACATCATCAACGCCAGTAACACCATCAAAAGCAGGACCGTATTGTCCAGTAGTACCAAACAAGTCAGTTTCGTCAGCACCACGACGAGTAATATACTTGAGTCGTTCGTATACTTTTGCGATAGGCACATTACTTTTACAGTCTACCTGAACAGAATAATCCTCATTACCATTGGCACCAGTATGATCCACACTAAATCCACCCAGTGCTACGGTAACTGTTCCACCTTCGCCAGATGCTGTATCAGTCGGCCCACCACTAACAACCGTTTCGTTGGAGTTTAATGTGAGAGTATCCGAACCATCTGTAATCACATTACCAGAACTAAAAGTAGCCAAATTACCAACATGATAAAATTCGATAGTATAGTTAGGACCAGTTCCAGTTATAGCGGTGATAACACCCTTTTGAGCAGAATCGGTATTTAATTCAAACACATCTCCAACTGCCGCAGTGGTCCAGGTTCCAGCATTGGTGGTAATTTGTGCATAACCAGTAGTATTGTTAATATCTGCCGCAGAAGCCAAAGGCAGAGCGGAGAATCCACCAGCTTGAACCCGCAGGCGGAAGTTATCATATAACGAGGTATATCGACGAGCAAAAACCTCCAAGTCACCATCAGCAATAAAGGTTCCACTGTCTTTTACTTGCATAAGAATAGAAACAATACCCAACGAAACATTAGGATCAGTGGCCCACCATTGGAAAGTACCGTCCCAACTTTGAACTTTTATTCTATTTTGCACCACATAAACCTCGGTAGCTGTTGGAACAGCACCGATTGCCTGAATAGCTGAGAAAATATGGTCTCCAGACACACCATCAGCAACTTGCGTAACAGATCCAGTTCCCGAACTGGAAATCGTTGGCTTAGACGCTCCTTCATCAAAAATGTCACCAGTAGTAGGAGTAGAATCAACAGGTCGAATCCATGCCACTTTTGTTCCATCTTGATCAGTATCAAAATCAAGCAAAACACCAGTATCAGTACCTGTGTTTGTTGATGTAATTAGCGTGCCAATATCCCCCGAAACAAAATCTACATCGCCGCTATCCAACATATATTTAACTTTTAGAACACCATTACCATTTGTATCGGGACTGGCCGTTAAACTATAGTCCGCAGTAATAGAACCCTCTTTCAAATATTGGGTAGAACTACGAGGAATAAAATATTGATTTTCCATCGTATATGCATTTGGCGTCGTAGGAAGCATAGGATTTCTAAAACCCATAGCTACAAAGTCGTCAGCAGCCTCAGCAACCGCGCTATAAAGTTGATTGGTAGTGTAAACAGTGTCCGACGCTCCACTAGTTCTACTGATTTTTCTTAAACCAGGAGAAACCCCCTCGTCTTCAAACTCAATCTGGAAATCTCCACTTAATATTGATATAGTAGTCATATATAATTTCTCCGCTTTTTTTAAGAGGAAACGATTTGTAAAATCTAAATAATATACACAAAAAATTCTAAAAACTGGAAATAGTATCTTCAACCCAGACGGCGACAACTGTCAAACCAGTGGATTCTATGGTATTATTTTGAGTAAATGGTAAATATCGCGTTACATCTAATTTACACTTCCTGCCCAATGGTTGAGTTGTTATACTGGTAAATGATGACAATCTAGCACGAACATATCTGTACGGACCCTGAGAGTTTATCGTTGTATCAGCCCAATCTCCAGGTATAGTCCACGAAACTGTTCCACTAAAATGAAACGCCCTACCAATACTTTCCGTCCCATCTACCACGTCTGATAAAGCTGTCCATGAGGAGCCATTCCAATACTCCCATGTCACCGACCATAAACCAACTCCAGGTTGCGACAAATCTAGTCTTAACTGTCCAAATTCCTCATTGTGTCCAAAATAATAAGCATCGTTAACTACAGGACTAGCCGGTAATAATGTTATATCATCTACAGTTGTACTATTAGCGGCAGTGGTTTCATCTGTAAATACGCCACCATCATCAGCTATTGCCGCATTTGCAAATCCCTGATTTCGACAACGAACAACCACATCTAAACCAGCAGTAAATCCAGCAAAGTTTAAACTAAAGGTAAAAACACCGCTTGAATTAGCTAATCCCTGTCCAACCACATCACCCTCGGTATAAACACCATCAGTTTCAGCAGCAATAACAGACACTGCCGTTCCTTCTGATAAACTGTTTACTTCTATATTAACGGCATTATTAACGTCATATGTGCCCTGATCTAGATCTTGACCAACCGTATCAACATCATAATCATAAACATCTAACTCCAAAGATCTTCCGGTACTTCCAACATTGTCATCTTGTTGTGGAAATGAAGTAGTACGACCACTAAAAGAACTAGTACCACCAGATCTATTTAGCACAATCGAAGATACTGCGGTATTAGCGGCCGTGCCATCTAAAGCAACAACAGAAACATAAACAAACCGATCAGCATCAACAGTTCCCTTTGTAGCATCGCTATTACCTGCGCCATAACTAAAAGTTATTGAACTTGCACCTTCTACAACCTGCCACGGTCTCATTTGAGGGTTGCCATTTGTTGTTAAAGCATCCAAATTAACAACCGCAGTACCTCCAGCAGCAGCATCAACATGTACAATACCCTGCACACCCTCAGTTTCTGTTAAAGCATGAACGGGAAAACCTGTACGAGTAGCAGCCGAAAAACTAACTTCATCCGCGCCCTGTCTAGCTACTAACCCGCCGCCAGTCGAAGGAATAGATACAACATTGCTATCTTCGTATTGATCACTTGTACCAGTGTAAGTGATAGTATCAACACCTCCAGCAAGGTCGGATTTTGCTCCTGGTACAGCAGCAGCAATTGCAAATGTATCGTCGTCAACCGCTAAAGATGCCGTTGTTTGAGTCACTAAAGGAGCGCCCTGAGCGCCAAGATCATTTGTTTCAGTTCCCAGAGCGTTTTTCCAAGTGCCAGCAGTTACGGCTAATACATCACAAGCACCAGTCATAGTTACTGTAATAGTTGCCCCATTTGTCACCTGTGGAGTATCGCCACCTTCTAAAACATTTAATTGCACATCACCCGTTGTGTGAGACAAAAGAATATCTCTGTTAGTACCGTTACCAGCAAAAGACAACCCTCTTAAATCAAATGCTGTAGTAGCAGATGGAACTTCAATAGCAAACCAGTTCATGTTTACGAAAGAATTAAAATCAAATTGTCCATCACTGGGAGTCACGCCACTTGTAAATACAACTTGAGCCTGTGGACCTGGAGCAGACGAAAAGAAGTTCGACAATAAAGTAGGACCACTGGCACCCCCAGTCATTGTAATGGTATCACAGTCTGAAAATACACAAGAAATAATCTCTACTGCATTATCATCTATAGACCATGTGCTTGAACCACTAAAAGAACATCCATAAAAATTTGATGCTGTTTGATTGGAATCTTCCGAATCCACAAACCACCTTGGACCACCAGTAATAACTGTCCATCCATTCACACCAACTGCCGTTTCACCCGATCCAACCTTAGTGCCAGCATTTATCTGTGTTGTATCGTTTGCATTTGCATTAAGAGTAAAACCATAAAAGTCAGGTTCAATATATTCTTGATTTTCCCATGCAATAACAACACCCGTATCTTGAATATTTGTATCAAATCCGTTTGTAGGATGTCCAAACTCCAATGGTCCATTAACAATAAAAGCACCAGTAGAATCCTTTAATACAATTCCACGACCAGCATCACCTTCGATACCAGTAGCAATATCGTCCCAATTTACTATAGCAGAACCGCCATCACCTTCAATTCTAAAAGCGTTTGTTCCAGTTGGTATTCTATGAATAGCACCAACAGCCAGATTGTCATTGTTACCAGACACATTAGCAGTGATATTAACTTTGATTCCTACTTTTTGAATGTTGCCAACTGTAGGAGGGGTGCCACCAGTATTATCTGGGTTTTCCAAAATTCTGTCTACAGAAACAACGGCAAAATTCCAACCAGATTTTCCAGTGTCATTACCGTCAACATAAACTTCTGCAAAATCACTGTTTGTAGCACCAGTAACAACAACTCGCACTCCACCAGCAGCTCTGGTAGAAAGAGATCCAAACAAAACATTATACCAAACAGCTATATGATCTCCTGCGGAAAAATTTCCAGTAGCACCCGTATCATAAATCAAACCGTCAATTTCATTGGAAACTTTATCACTTATAGATGTAGTAGCACCAGGAGGAAAAGTATCAGTATTTGCGGAAGCGGAACCACCGCTAAATGGAATCCAATTAGTAGTGGCTGTAGCATCGTCTACTATAGTCATCAGATTAGTGATGGTTGCCATAAAATTCCTCAATTTTGTCTACAAGGTATGCATAATTAATTATACACAATTACAACAAAAAAGGTCGCCTCTTTTACAAGACGACCTTCTTTTATGATTATAAAATCTTTCTTAGAAAGATCCAGCAATAACTCTGCGGTTATCCAGAACACCAAAACCAAGTTCTGCCCAACCGTAGTAACCTTGACGTTGATGACGATGCAATGCTTCGTCCTCAAAGATTTCAACAGCCTTCTTGACAGGCATGACGAAACTGTCGTTAGCGGATTGGTCCAAACCAATCACCAATTCCACATCGCTGCCCTCAATCGAGCCACCGAGATCGCTGGTGAAGTAAGTTTGATACTCTTGACCATCGCCAAGCTCAAACAAGTCGTGCAGGTTAACACCAAACACACGACTCATAGGACCACCGTCGTCCGACGAGGTGTAGATCTCACGACGAGAAACTTCGTCAAGCTGATCAACACCCCAATTTCTCATGTCTTCGATAGCTTCGACCGATGTGTAAAGATCTGTCAAGCGACCAGGAGCGGTAGCGCTGTTACCACCGCCATTACGACGCATAACAGTCTTCATCAGACTGACAAGACGCTTGGTAAACTGTCCAGCACCAGCATCGCCATCATAAACCAAGATATTACGATCAACAGCAGCAGCCAAAAGTGTGTGCCAACCGTCGTCGTTAATCTTCTTCACGAAGGACGATTCCAGAACTTGCATAGCACGACCGACAACATTCCAGTTAGCTTCACGAGCATAACGGAGCAGGAAGTCGATAGAACTTGTGATACCATAGCAATTGATCATGACGTAATCACCTTCAACGTGACGCTCAGGAATGCGACCGTTACCAGGATTCGTAAATGCTACATGATCAATCTCTGTACCCGGAGCAAGAAGATCCAATGGAAATTCTGGAGATGCTCCTGGCTCAAGAGGCATAGCCTCATAAATACCACCAACGATATCGCCAAACAAAACACCCTTACGAAGAGGAGTTTCGAGAGCCTTGGCGATCTCACGTTGAGCTTCAATTGCGATTGCTTTATCTGAATCGCCAGAACGTTTTAGCAATTCGATAAACTCAGGTGTAGGTCTTTCTTTGGACATTTATATTCTCCTTTTATTCTATTTTAGATTAAAGATTGTTGTTAGGCAGGTCGATGTAAACTTTAGCGTAACCATTTTGGTCCACATCACTCAAGAATCTTCCGCAAACTCTTGTGGAGCCATCAGCATCAGCGTCATCGTTAACGATGTTGCTTGTGGCCAAATTTCCACTGTGTCCCAGGTATGCCAAATCGCCCGCATTGGCAGCAGTGCCTTCCAAAGAATTTGTAACAACCCAACCCTTTGTCAAGAGGGTAACTTTGCCACCCTTTTGCACTTCATCTTTGTGTTGATTCAGGTGTTGACGAGTAAGGTCAATATCAACCATATCGTTAACCAACAACCCCATAGGAACCACACCAGATGCGTCAGCTGCATATGTAACAACAGCATTACCATTGTCCATAGATGCACCAGAACCAGCAGTGCTCAAGGAAACAACGCCACCACGAGTAGCAGCTTCATTCATGAAGAATGAAATGTCTGTTTGTAGAGTAGATCTGTCTTGTTTAAGAGCCATTATTAAATCTCCTTCATCTATTGATTATTATTTGAGAACTAATCTTCTTTTGAATATTTAAGAACTGAACCAAGCCATTCACTTGCAACAGAGCGGAGATTTTCGACAGGATCTTCTTCTCCAACTGCTTCAGCAATAGCAACTTCAGAAGTTTCTTCCACAGATTCCAGCACTTCTTCGCTCGCTTCGGCAGAGTCAACCTCTTCTTCTTGCTCAGAAGCCTTTTCTTTCATCCCCTCTTCTTTTTCTTCCTTCTTACCCTTTTTACCATAAAGAGCAACAATCTTATCGAAAGTTTCATCATCGACACTTTCAAATTGCTCTAAAGCAGCAGCAGCTTCTTCGTCTTCCATGCCAGCATCAAGCAAGGATGCCTTTCTCTTCAGCATAGCTTCTTTCTTCTTCATATCTTTAAGTTCGTCATCCTTCTTCTTCATTTCTTCATCTTTACCAGCAAGAGCCTCTTCAGCCTGCTTCAAAGACTCAGAAAGAGTTTCACATGCAGAAGTTTGCTCATCGATTTTAGCAGACTGCTCTGCAATTGTTGCCTCCAGGTCTTGAATTTTTGTTTCAAATTCAGCCTGTTGCTCTGCAACAACCTTCTCTTTAAGAGCTTCATTGGCTGCCTTAGCTTCTGCCAATTCTGCCCGCAGATCTTCAATCTGCTTATCATGAGTATCAGACATTCTAATCTCCTTTTTCTCATTAAAAGTAGTTAAAGTTTCAGCTTTAGATTCATCAAAGAAATCATTATTGTTTGTGTCTAAGATTATACTTCTGGGATTTGCAGGTTTACTTACTAATCCCTTACCAGAAAACGATAAATCCCTTAGTAACCTTCCGATTCTATAGTTTGAATACTTACCATCCCCACCATAAGATCTTAAATGTTTTGTTAAAAATGCTGTAGCCTCATCTCTTTTTAAAACTTTTAATTCTCCACTATTTTCGTCTGCTAGAGCATAATCAAAGTTTGGAAAAAGACACTCCATGCTAACAAACCATTTATTTTCTTCGATCTCCTGCACGATATTTTGTATTCTAGCTTTACGATCTGGATCAGACCATTCAGTGTAAATCACAGCAGAGGTAAGTATATTGAATTGATTAGGCAAATTTTCAAAATCGTTGATAGTATTACCATCAAAGTCAACAACTTCATTGGCTGTTATATGTCCAATGATATCTTCTTCTTTGTGCATAAAATTAAACGGTTTATCTTCCGGTGTATTTCTAGCATCCCACAATTCTTTTGGGTCAAAAACATCATCATTTTTATTCCAGCCAGTGCTAACCAAAATAGACTTCATATAATACAAATCAAATTGGTCTTTGTTCTCGGCCAAGGCAATCTCGCCATCTCCAGAACTACTTGCTAGTATTTTATGCAGAGCATCAACCTGACTTTCTGTTGGCTGAAAGGGTTCTGCTAATGCGCAACAAGCAATGGTGTTATTATTGAGAATAACATCTTGCAAACCATCACTTATTTCTGATTGATATATTTTCATACTGAAATACCTCCGTAAATCATAATACACAAAAAACAAGCAACTAGGTTTATTTTATGAAAAACAGAACATTTCAGCAAAGGCAGAAGCATAGATATGCCTCAACTCAGAGGTATTTGGTTGCCTTCTTCTGACAGTATTAAAGGTGGTAGATTTATTATCAACCAATTTTTCAAAGGCTTTGCTAGGTTTGGTATTGGATTTTAGAATCTCTTGAATAATTTCTGGAGTAACCTCAATCATAGGTTCCATACCAGTAAATATACAAAGTTTTAAATACTCTAATTCTTGCATTTCAGACTTGCTAAGAGCCCTTGCGTTCTTTTTACCGAAATGCTTACAAACCATCGGAGTCATGATATCCGATATTTTTTCTTGTGCTTCAATGCCCCAAAGGGTGGCAGATGTAGGTTCTGAACTTCTTGGCAAAACCCTTCTCTGTTTTCTCGGACCTTGATCCTTAGATAATGGAGGTCTACCAGACTCTTGGACATTTTGATCGTCGTCTTTTATATTCCCTGGATTGTTGTCATTTTCTTTAATTTCCTCTTTTTCCTCGTAAGGAAGTCCAATCTTTTCAAAATACTCCTCAGTATCAAGAACATCTTTAGTAATGCCAAGTTTAGCCATATCCTCCTTATGATGAGGATTGTAGTATGGTCCAGCCTTCTTTGGAGAGTTTGCGTCATTATTTCTATCCCTTTCCTCTCTCCTCACTCTAACCCTTTCTATATTTGGAATTTCTCTAAACCTTTCCAGTATCGTCTCATCAGAAAGAATTCCACGATCAACAAGGTCTAACAGAAGTTTCTTTTGTGCTGCCTCATCAGACAAAACAATGGAGTCAAAATGAATTTGAGCAGGAAGACGGAAACCCATAGTTTTTCTTACATATTCTATTTCCTGCATCCAGAACTGAGTTAATACCTGCCGTCCATACTCAAGTCTCTCAATAAGTGTTTTTAAAGAGACATAGTTATTTGTATAACCACCACTTGCTCCAGAGGCACCAGTAAGAGTGGGAGGAATTCCCAATCCCGCATAAATGCTAGTAAGAACGGGTTGATATTTTTCAGAACCCAAGAACTTATAGGCTTGAGAGTTGCTTTCTGTAAATTTAAGTTCTGGACCCCAAACCAAATCCATTGTCCCACCGCCAACATTGCTGGCCAGAATATCTCTAATCTTTTCTAGACCTGCCTTGGTTGGAATAATCTTATTCTCAATGTCACCGACTGTCCAAAGTCTAACCTGACTAATCGTGCCATCCAAAGCTGCCAGATCTGCCAACTTCATTTTCTCCAACATCATGATATCGTCAAGAATAGCATAAATCATTGGATTTGCCCAAAGTAGCCAATCATCCTTTTTATAGTGATAAAAGAATGTTGTATCGTTTAGAGGTATTTTCCTGTCGCCACTTTTAATTCTTGTTTGAATGTCAGATGGAAGTGTTTTAAATATGTTTTCATTTTCTGTCGAGGTTTTCAACAGTGATTGATATGTGTATTTTGATATATTTAGATAAAACTTAGGCTTACCTACAACCATCATGCCAGGATCTACAACATCAACAGCTACAGGATTTAGAAAATCATATATCCAAGGTATTTCTCTTCTCGGAGTTTTTGACTTCTCTATCTTGACATCGGCACCGGCAGCTCGCCTGAGTTCAGCCTCTTTGTTTTTGTCTATTTTAGCGGTTCTTCTTTGAACTACAACATTGCCACATCTATAAAGATAGTTTAAGAACCTTTCAGAACGATCAGCGCCATTAATTTGAGAAAACCATTTTCTATAGAACTTTTCAATGGTTTTATTTGGATGGACTAGAACAAGTCCCTGACTGGCAAAATCACTCATCAAATCAATTACATTACGAATGATTCCAACTCTGTCATATGCGCTCATACACATAGACATAATCTTTTTTTGCTTGGAAGGAACTGTCTCGCCAGGACGGAATGATTCATAATCACCGCGATAGAAAGGAGGGCGAACAGACCTATTAGGCTCGATATCTATATAGGTTTGCCGTCTATATGAAGAACTGTGAGCTTGGGACTTATAAACTGCCCCATTATACCCCTCAAGATCAGTATGATCGTAAACTTTTATTTTTTCAGAATCGCTGGCCCACGATTGATAAAGTGGCTCTGACATTTAGACTGTTTTCCTTTCAATACAATTGTCAATACTATTAACAGTTGTATTGATATACACAATCTAATACAGATTCTGAGTTTTTTCTACAAACCAGGATGGACCATTATAAAGTTTACCGCCACCAACACCAAAAGAAGGTTGACCATTAGCAAAACCGCCAAAAGCCCCGAATTCGAGAGTTGTTTTTTCGGTATTTAACTCTCTAGCAGACATGTTGGCCATAATAAGAGATGAGTATCTATCTTTTCTTAATCTGCTTTTTCTTCCTGCTCCAGTCTTAACCTCTGGAGTATCCCATCTTTCTCGCCCCGTAGAAGTTTGAGTCATTACAATCATAGATAACTCATCCTTGAGTTCTTCTATCTCCATAACACAATCTTCTAATGTATCATATTTTCTTCCAACAGATTTATCCACTTCTAGGGCTATACCCAAACTAGCAGAATCAAAATAAGGAAATAAAACAACCTTATCTTCAAAATCTTTTCTTAACCCATGATTTGCCTCTGCCAACCATTCATACTTTGCAAATTGACACATTCTCAAAATATGTAAACCTGGATAATCATCCGTATCCTTTGGTTTTTCTTCTACTATTGGCCAAATCGCAACTTCTCCCTCTGGAATTTTATCCTTATCTTTTAAAGCTTCCATAACCGCGATTCCACCACCCTGAGCATCCATAGCTATTTCAGCACATGGAAATACTTTCATTAACTGTCTAATCTTTTTTGCGCAGTAAGAATAAAAATCATCCTCATCCACCAACTTAGATTTAAGCATTTCTTTGTGTGACTTTCTAGTTGTTGTCCAGCAGTGAACAATTTTTCTATGATCACTATTCACCTCAAGCACAACAATGCTAAAGTTATCAACTTCCGATGCCGGATCAACCCCAAAAACATACTTTTTATTTGAGTCTCCTTTTAAAGAGGCTTCAAACCAAACTTCTCCAGACGGAAGATTCACAGGTTTATTAGGAGAAGTCGTACAACCCTCTATTAAACTTCTTTTGAAAAACCCCTGACTGTCAGTGGTAAAGACGGCACCATACTCCATATTATATATGCCAGAATGCACAGTCGCTTTTGCTCTAGATATTTGACCAGAATCCATAAATCCATCTGGCAATTTATCAACAGGAATTCTTATTACAGAATATTCAGTCCAATCAAAGTTGCCAGGAACAGAACCGCCAAAAACCTCCTCTAATTTTCTAACATCACCACCACTATTTACTATCTTGTGATATCTTTTCCAATATTCAGAAAAATGATTAAAATCATAATAAGCAGTTCCAGACAAGATGATCTGGTTGGATTTATCTAAACTTTCATTTTTGTTTTTCTCTTTGCTTATCGGTATGCCAAGTTCTTGTGCCTTCTTTTCTTTTGCTGCCTGCTTTACCTTTTCAATAGGAGATGCTGCAACAGCAGCAAAACCAGCAACAACATTCTCAAAAATGTCACGAGGTATTGAGGCGAACTCATCCGCAATAATATCATTAGCACGCTGACCACGAATCTTACTACCATCACCCAAAGGGAGACATGTAATAGTGCTTTGCCCAATATGCATAACACACCTATCAACATCCCTTCTAGGCCCACTATTTGTAGCACACAAATCACGAAGGACAGGAGCATTTTTCCAAATTGTATCCATATATTCAAAAAGGACTTTAGATTGCCTAAATGCCGCACCGACTATGATAACCTTTCTGCGTGGAATAAATAAAGCTCTGAGCAGAGGATAAACAGAAAGAATAAAAGATTTACCCATACCACGACTACCTACCAGCATGGGAAACTTTCTATTCCACATTTCATAAAGAAGCAAAGACTGAAATGGAGATAATTCAATATTTAGTATATATTTACATGCAAAAGAAAAATACTCTGGCCGCATCATTAACCATGCTAATCTTTTTAACAGAGCTTCATTGTCTTGATCCTGCATTACAAAATCCATAGGATTAAATAACGTAGATTCGTCAACGTTTATGCCTAACCAAGCATCTTCTAATATCTTTTGATTATGTTTCATACTTTCAACGATCTAGAAAAAATATTATCTATGAATCCATACTCTAGTGCAGTTTGCGAATCCATATACCAATCTCCATCCTTCATTTTTCTTTTTATATAAGATTTTACTTTTGACAGCGAATAGTCTCTATCTCTAAAGAACTCTCCTTTTATACATCTTTCAGCATAGATATTTATCATATTGTTCATATTGTTTTTATCTATAACAGCATAGTTTTGAGCATTTAGGTACTCGCCCGTTAAACTAGTAGAACCATAGTGACACATAAAAACGCAGTTAGGCATAAGGATTCTTTTGTCAGCGGCTTGAATGATTATCGTGCCCATAGAACATAATTGACCATACCCTATCATATTTATTTTACATTTAGACATCTTTATCATGTCGTAAATGCCCATTCCAGAATCCCAACACCCTCCTTGCGTTTGTATATAAATTGTAATAGGGTTATCATTTTGGCACTCTAGGATCTTTATATTTTTTACAAAATTTTGTAACATCCTATAATCCACACCGGGATTTTCCGAAACTTCCTCCTTTTCAGTTAAATATATAACCCTATTACTAACGTCTAATCCATTAGTATGTATATCAGAAATCCAATCTGTCGTATCCCTTTTTGTCATCAGATTCCTCATTAAAAAGTTCTGCCAATCTTTTAAAGATGCTATTGCAAACAAGAAAAGCATTTTGCTTGTTGCCACAAAAAAGTATTTTTGTTTCATACCATATTTGAAATTCCATCAAACACTTTAACAAATACTTTCCAGTAACTTTTACTTTACTCCTAGATTTGTTTGGAACCCTAGAGCCCTCTGGATACTTTAATAAATGCTCCATATCAAATTCCAAAATCAAAAATGAAAAAGGAAAACTTTTCATTCTTTCCATTTCGTTTTGAAACGGTCCCTTTTTCCTTCCTAAATTCATTGCCAACTCAGAGACAGAGGCTTTTCTTTCTATACAAACAACCTCTTCGTACCCCTTGATTGTATAGTCACCAGTATTCATAGTGGCAACTTCCATGCCCTCACATCTGTCATAAGGACTAAAAAACCACCCATCTTGTTCTCTGGTGTCTTGAATGACTGTATATTTATTCGTCATCGCCCCCTTCTTCTTGCTTATCAACAACATCTTCAGTTTCAGGCTTGCTCTTGAATTCAAACCAATCAGCTTTAATAGTTTTTTCTACAGGTTTAACTTTCGCGGGTTTGTTTGACTTTATAAAAATATTATTCTGATCTCTTGAAATAGTCACATCAAGATTTCTTTTACAGTGAACATATGCCATGCTATATGCTTCGTGCCACTCCTTATCGGATTCATCAAAACCCTGAAGAACTGTACTTCCGCCATCCTCTAGACTTTTAGCCTTTTCTACAATTTGATCGCAATACTTATCTCTCATTTTTTATTTCTCCTAACTTTCTCTGTCAAATATGTTATATAGTGAGATTCTTTTCCGGTTACTTCCTTGTGGCAGTCTCTACAAAGAGAAATTCCATTATCTACATCATATCGAAGACTACTAGCCGAACTCCATTTTATTATATGATGCACGTTCAACCAAATCCCCTTGCCTTTTCTATTACACATTTGACAGGTAAAATTATCACGTTTTAACACAGCATTTCGGAAGTTCTTGTAAACTGGACACTCGTAGTTTCTTTTTCTTGACATCGTAATCCACCATTCTATTTACTAAAGCTTCAAAACTGACATCTCTTCTCCAACCCAACTTCTCCTCTGCTTTACGAGGAATTCCCAATAAATAATCTACTTCTGCGGGTCTATAAAATTCTGGATCAACCACAACATATTGTGTCCAATCATCAATTCCAATGCGATAAAACGCAACATTTAGAAAATGACGAACACTATAAGTTTCGCCGGTGGCAACCACATAATCATCTGGTGTTTCTTGCTGTAACATAAGCCACATGACATTAACATAATCTTCTGCGTGACCCCAATCTCGTTTTGCATCTAGATTGCCTAAACGCAACTTAGGAAATTTAGATCCAAAAACCCAAGAATCGTTATCGCCATATGGTTTATTGTCAGGATTCTTTCTAACATGACAAATCATATCATCGTCAAATTGAAGATCGACAGCTCCATTTTCTTGAGCCCAATTCTTAAACTCTCCAATCCACTTGGTAATCTTGCGTGTTACGAAATGCTCGCCACGACGCTCGCTTTCGTGATTAAACAAAATACCACAACTACCATGAATTCCATAACTATCTCTATAATTTCGCACCAAATGATGTGCCGCTAGTTTTGCGATAGCATATGGACTTTGGGGCATAAAAGCTGTATTTTCATCTTGGTACTTAAAGCCCCACACAAGATTCATAGGATCATCATCCATTTCTGTAAAGTTTTTACCAAACATTTCACTACTGCTCGCTTGGTAAAATCGAATACTATCCTTTCTTGGAGAATATCGTATTGCCTCCAAGATATTCAAAACACCCCCAGCAGTCACATCCCATGTTAAACTTGGCTGCTTAAAACTCGTACCCACATGAGATTGTGCTGCTAAATTGTAAACTTCGTCGGGTTCAAACTCTTCAATAATTTTACTGACATTAAATCCATCCGTAATATCACCCTCGACTATAGTGATTTCTGGCAGGATATGATCAATTCTTTCAAGAGTGCTGACGCTCACCCGACGAGTAACTCCAACTACTTTATAACCCTTTTTCAAAAGTAGTTCTGCTAAATAACTTCCGTCCTGTCCTGTTATGCCAAAAATGATGGCGGTTTTATTCATCTATATCTTCCTGTTTTAAAGTTTCCGGTGTGAGAAATGGTTGATCCACCATTCCATCTTCATAAGTATAGTAGTCTGATAGACGTTCTTTCTCTTTCTCCGCTGCCAAACGCATTTTCTCCATGTCAAGTCCAATCTGAACTCGAAAGTCAGAATCGGTGGCAATTTGCTTGACGAGTGAGGCAAAGGTTTGCTTGCTGTCCTCGATAGCCTTGATACGTTGTTCACGGGTGCCCTTTAGATCTTTCAGCATCGTAGCCTTCCTTGCCTGAAGATCCTTGTAGTCCTTGCTCAATGTTTCCTGTGAGGCCCGCAAAACTGCTACCTGCCGCTCCAACTGCATAATATAATCTATGTCCCTTTGATCCTTGTCCACCGCCTTTTCTGCCTGTACCATTCGCTCGCACGTTACAATCTGCATTTGATTTTCCTGCTGCGACTTCAAGATCCTATTCATTAATATTTCGAGTTTGATGGTGTCAATGATTTGCATTTCCTCGGTGTGAAAAACATCATCTTTAAACTGACTCCACATCTTTTTAAAATGAAATTCAAAAAGCCCCAATTCTTCTTCTGTAAATTGATTTTTTAACTCTTTGTAATATGGTTTTGCCACAAGCTCATTTGCAACAGCCGCCTCTTTTTTCTGCTTCAAAGAGAATCCTATTCTTTTTCCAATCCATTCTTTGATGCTGAGGGGATCGCGGTCGAGATGGGAAGCTATATCGCCTGGAGAAAGAACCTCGGCATTCGCCTCGATAAATTCCATTTCCTCTTTGGAAAACCTTCCCTTTTTCATAAGTCAAAACCTTTACATTTTCTGGGCAGGAAAGAAGGGGCTTTATTCGTCCATCTCTCCGTTGATTATTTTTTCTATGGTTTGTATGATTGTTAGACGGCGGGGCTTTGATAGTGGGGCATTTGCTTGTAATTTAAGGTAGTCACCCCTCAGATGAGGGGGCAACTTGCGATCTATAAGGTCTAACACCTCTTTTAAATATGCCTCATCCCCAATTTCATTTATTTTGTATATAGTATATATCGAGTCTAAAGAAACGGGCTCTAGAAGGGACTTTTTACGTTCTTGTATTTTTTGAGCATTTGTGCCATAATCCATTCTGTAGTAATTATCTCTTTTGAATGTTTTTAGGCGATTGTTTATGTGTGTGAACATAAAGTTTTCAAGGGGGCGAGATGGGTCATAATTCTTCAACCCTGCAATACCAATTAAAAATGCCTCCTGTTCAATGTCCTCAACCTCATATCCAGCAAAGACAAATTTAGGGGCTAGTCGTTTAGATATTTTTGTTATGGTATCTACAACCTGTTGTTCATTCAGTCCCTTGGGAATCTCCATCGTTCTCCTTTTCAAAAAGTTCGTCAAGAAAAATCAATGGGGGATCTTCTATTGTTAACTCGGCAGCAATTGCTTTTTGGAGCTCTTCGGCGGCTTTTGTTGACAAATTAGAATCTATTGGTTGGATTTTCTTGCTCATTTTATTGTTTCTCCCTATTATTATTATAGATACTATAGTTAAAGTATACACATTTTAGGAGAAAATTAATGAATAAAAAGTGGACAGAGCGGGACAAGGAGTTTTTAAGGGATAATGCGGAATCAATGACCGATGGGGAAATAGCAAAACAACTGGGCAAATTTACTGCGGCTGCTGTTCGAAAAATGCGTCAGCGGCTTGGTATAAGAAAACAAAGGGGGCGAGGTAGGTGCGGACTGGAGCGAGAGGAACGATAAAAGTGGACATTTAAAATAAAATATTGTTGAATTGTGTTTGAACCACCCCGGCATTTTTCCAGTTTACCCACCTTACCTAAATTGAACATAAAATACCACCCCACTTTCTTTGGCGATTTACCGCCTTTTTAATTGCTATGCTGTTAATCATGATTAGTTTCTGCGGTTATGTGTGTAGGAAGCAAACACAACAACGCGAGCACAATCATGACAGTTCAAGGCACAATCACCGAACAACACACAAACGAAGTAGCAGAAGTATTCGGCAAGGAAATAGCAGAAAAATTACAGAATTGCGAAGCAAAAACTTTTCTCGAAATTTTAATGAATTCGGGTAAAATCTAGTTGACATAGTTGCCGATAACTGTATAATAGAAGCATAACAAACAACGAACAACAAACAAAGGAAAAACAAATGGCAAGTTACGAAAAAGCAATCGAAGCAATCAAAGAAATGATCGAAACCGGGACAAGCTTGAAAGAAGCAATCAAAGAAGCTGCTGTGGAATTCGGTCAATATGAATCTGAGCTGTGGGGAGAATTTTAATATGGATAGACTAGAAAAACTATTGGAAATGGACTACGAATCCCGAATGGGTATGCTATATCAATGGATTAAAACGGGCGTTATCAGTAAATCTGAGTTTATGCGTTACATAGAAGTAATATTCGATAACGGATATTGACCTAAACCCTTATGCTGTAACGACTTACGCAAAAACGAGCTGCCCCGCGAAGCGTAAGTCCTTTTATACCAACGACTTACGACAATTAAAAAAACTTCTTAAAAACATTGGATTTTGCTTGACATTCATGCCGATAACTGTATAATAGAAGCAACAACGAAAGGAAACACAATGAACAGTTTTGACGAAATTCAATGCGACGAATTTGACCCCAGCGAATACGAAACCCTTCAACAATACCTCAACGGTGAAATGGAGTAGGATTATGATTTACAAAGCAAGCGAAGCAATCTTAAAAGATCTTGAGTGGGTTTCCGAGTTGGACGATATCGATCATGATATCTGCGGAACGGCTTTAGATGCGATACATGAACTAAAGCGACTAGAAAGCATTATTGAATTACAACAAAAACAACTAGAGAAATACATTTATTGAAAGCAAAAGAATGAAAATTACAGATTTAAACCTGAATGAAAAGAACACAGTAGAAACTGACACCGATGCGTATCATGTTATCTCAAACGAATATCAACGTGATAGTTACATTGCCCTATACGGAAATGTAGAAATCGAATATGATGAGAAATACAAAGTGTATCGCTCCTTGTGCCCTGATATGGAAGACAAACGAGAGAAATTCCTAGAGGCTAAACTTTCCTACATTCGTCAATATGGATCTTGCTAAGGATTACCTATGCTACTTACACTACTGCTTATGCCTGTATGCTTGGGCTTTGTTGTATTGGTTGCCCATGTTGTAGAGTTTAACATCGAGAGGTGAATCGCTCTAAGTCGTTGCCCCGCAAGGGGTTACGACAAAGAAGCCCGGGCTAAATCGTCATAAGTCCTTTGATACCAACGGGTTACGCCATGTCTTTTCCAATATAACCATACCGCAAATAACGTGCCAATAAGAAAAACAAAATAAAGTAGAAATTGTGCCAATAAGAAAAACAAAATAAAGTAGAAATTTTAACCTGTTGTGCCGTAAGCATTTAGGACGACAAAAAAGTTTTATTTTGTAAAAATGAATTGCTACCCTGTTAATTCCATTTAGTTTTTGCGGTTAGTATGGTAGAACACAAGGAATAAAATCATGAAATTAACTTTTGACTCTGACATGTTAACCGGTTCTGATAAGCAAGCATGGCCCTGCCGGTTGTGGCAAAACAACGTTTGCAAATCAAACTACCAGCGGTTTTGTTACGTGTGCCGCAGACGTGAAAAAGGCAACTAGTTTCGTGGTAGTTAGCGGTGCTTCCAAAACAAAAAGTGGCGGAATGTCGCCAAAGTTTCAAGCAATCATCAAACGGGCAAATACTGTTCAACTGTTCATCGTTCCAAACGCCGAGATTATCAAGCGACGTTTGAACCGCGTTGCTGTTGGTGCATTGGACAATCGTTCACAAAGACAACTAAAAGGATGTAGCCGAGCACCTCTTAACCAATTTGATCTACTTGCCAAAATTCGCAAGTTAAACAAGAATACGACAGTTGTCGCATCTTAACTAGATTCCTATAGCAGCAAAGGATTGCCATGTTTAACCATATTACCTACATTATCATAATGATTATTGTTCTAATGACAGGATGTAAGGGGGCTAATTGCCAGTTGGTTACTGGTAC